ATGAAGAGCTGTTAAATTATTGGAAGCCATCAAACACAAACGAGAACGGAACATCAAGTGTAGCACCAACATATACCCTTAATTTCGACAATGAGATAGACGAATGGAATCTAACTGATTATGGCGGAAATACAAACTCACTATTTAAGGTTTTCTATAAAACATATATAGAGGATGCGTTCAATCCAAAGAAGAGAATATTTAAGTTAACAGCACATTTACCTAGTAGTATATTACTTAATTATAAGCTGAATGACAGATTTCAGATTGGAGACAAGGTATTTACCATAAATTCAATAGATGTAAACCTAAAGACGGGAGAGTCTAAACTAGAATTACTAAACAGATTATGATAAAGCAGATTATAGATTTATTGGCAGTTTCCGATTGGTATGGCATTTCTCACAACGTAGATATTGCCAAAGGGATGTATAGAGGATGTCGTAACTGGGATGACGTAAAAAATCAAGTGGAAAGAGTGAAACAATCTAAAGCGTACAAGAATGGCTGAACAAAAGATACTCATATCGATACAGATAAAAGACAAACAGGCTATAACTGCTATAGACCAAACATCTAAAAGTCTTGATAATTTAAGCAAATCTCAAACTAAAGTAGCTAATACGACAAAAGAGGCTAAAACTCAATCTGGTCTTAATAATGCAATTTTACTTGAATCTGGTAGGTTAGCATCAGATGCGAGTTATGGTTTTAGTGCGATGGCTAACAACTTGTCTCAGTTAGTTTCGTTATTTGGTAGTTTTACACAAACAGCAGGAGGTGTTGGAGCATCTCTTAAACAATTAGGGAAGTCTTTATTGGGAACTGGCGGTGTTTTACTTGCTGTTCAACTTCTCATAGGCGCATTACAATCAGAGAGAGTTCAACGATTTTTACAATCATTATCTGGATTAAGTCCTGTTTTAAGAGAATTAGGGGATTTATCTAAAAATTACGCTAAAAATACAGAGGAACTGATTGGTAACTTTGATATATATACAAGGAAACTGATGGATTCTACGGAGTCTGAAGAGCAGAAGAAAATAGCTTTACAGAAACTTAATGAAGAATACCCAGACTTTAATGCCTCTATATTAACATCTGCTAAAAACGTAGATGAGGCATCCGATGCGATTGAGAGATACATAAAGAAGTTAAAAGAGCAGGCATTATCGCAGGCGGCAATAACTCAGTTTCAGGAAGTTTCTGGAGAGCTGTCTAAAGAGCTTTTTGATATTGAGCTTAGAAAGGTTCAGCTTCAAGAAGATATAGCTAGAGATGAGGCTCTTATAGCAGAACAAAGAGCTAAGTTTGGAGATGATTTGCGAGCAGATGAAAAACTAACCTTAAATGAAAGAACTGCTGCATACAGAAGAACTATAGATTTTAACAAGAAGCAACTTGAAATGTTAGGCGACGAATCTGATGAAGTTGCATTACAATATAAAAGTAGATTAGATATTATCGATGATTTTATCATATTAGTCGATGATAAAGACAAAAAAGGAAGAAAGAAGAGGACTAGAAGATTAAAGGAGTTTAGAAAACAAGAGCTTGATTTTGACAAACAAAGAATCAAGATGGAAACTAAAACTCTTGATGAGTTTATAAAACAAGAGGAAACTAAAGTCAGAAAGAACGCTTTAGCTTTACAACAAATAGCTAGAGATATAAAAAATGACTTTGACGACAAGCAAAAGCAGCGTCTTGATGACTTCTTAAAATCAGATGCAACTGAAGCTCAAAAAGTTGATGCTATAAAAAAATATAATGATTCTATAGCAGAATCAGAGGCTTCATTACAGGCATACATAGTTTCTATAAACAAAAATACAGATGCACAAATAACTAATCTTGGGATTGCAAGGAGTAGAAGAATACAAGAAGTAAATAACGAGAAGCTAGACGCTGAGGCTTCGTATTTAGATAAACTTCATAGGATGAATGGAGATTATTCATTCTTTGAAACAGAGAGGAACATACAGACTCTTCAAATGGATGTTGATGCTCAACAAAGAATTGTAGATTCTCATGCTGAGGGTACTTTGGAGAGGGAGCAAGCTGAATTAAGATTGTTTGAATTAAAGAAACAATTAAATGAACAGGAACAATCGATGGCAGAGCAAAAGTTTGCTTTCTTTAATCAACAATATACATCAATTACAGACGCTCTTAGTCAGACATTTGCTGTTTCGGCAGAAAACGAAACAATCGCTTTAGAGGAAAGTTACGGAAGAAGAATAGCTGCTGCTGAGGGAGATGCAGAGACTCAAGAAAAACTACAACAGGAATTAGCTAAGAAAAAAGATGATATAGCTAGGAAACAATTTAAGATTGATAAGGCTATGAAAATAGGTAGGGCGTTAATGGACACCTATCAGTCTGGAGTATTAGCCTTTGGTTCTCAATTAATAGTTGGAGACCCAACATCTCTAGTTAGAGCAAGAATTGCACAAGCTGTTGCTATCGCTACTGGTCTTGCAAATGTAGCTAATATTGCTCGTCAAAAATACCAAAGCTCTCTTGGCGGTGGCGGAGGTGCTGGTGCTGGCGGAGGTGGTGGTAGAACAATTCAAGCACCAGACTTTAATGTTGTAGGAGCATCACAAACGTCTCAGCTTGCTCAAGCAGTAACAACACAACAAGCAAAACCAGTAAAAGCATTTGTGGTTGGAAAAGACATTTCCACGCAACAAGAACTAGACAGAAATACAACAAACACCGCATCATTCGGTTAATTCAATAGTATGAGAATAATAGAGTTATTTATAGACGAAGAGGGAGAATTTGCTGGCATTGATGCCATTTCAATCGTAGAACAACCTGCAATAGAGGAGAACTTTGTGGCGTTAAAAGAAGAGATTAAGGTTGAGTTGGCTGATGTAGATAAGGACAAGCGTATTCTTATGGGCGCAGCACTTATCCCAAACAAAAACATATACAGAAGAGATAGGGATGAGGAATACTATATCTATTTCTCTGAGGATACTGTTCGTAGGGCATCTGAGATGTTTCTAATGAAAGGGAACCAGAATAAATCAACGCTAGAGCATCAAGCAGAGCTTTCTGGACTGTCTGTAGTGGAGTCTTGGATTATAGAGGATGAAACACACGATAAATCTCGCAAGTATGGCTTAAATATGCCCGTAGGAACTTGGATGGTATCGATGAAAGTTAACAATGAAGAGGTTTGGAACGATTATGTAAAGACAGGCAAGGTAAAAGGGTTCTCAATAGAGGGTTACTTTACCGATAAAGTTGCTATGTCTATGATTGGGCAAGATACAGACGCAGCAGAGATACTTTTAGAGATTGCGGACAGCATTGAAACTGGTAAATTAGAGCTAGAAACATACGGAGATTACCCTCAGAGCGTTAGAAACAATGCCAGAAGAGGAATTGAGCTAAATAAAAAGGTAAACAACAAGTGCGCAACCTCTGTGGGGAAAATAAGAGCGCAGCAGCTCAGTAGAGGTGAAAAACTCAGTGTGTCAACGATAAAACGCATGTATTCATACTTGTCTAGGGCAGGAGAATATTATGATGCCAGCGATTCTAAGGCTTGCGGCACAATTTCATACCTATTATGGGGTGGAAAGGCTGGACTTGCTTGGAGTAGGTCTAAATTGCGTAAATTAGGAGAAATAGAGCTTAGTTGCGACTGCACAGAGCTGTCTGAAGAGCTTGAATTAGGTTTATACGACAAAACATACTCAGATTACCCAGAAGCGGCTAAAAAGAACGCTAAACAGGCTCTAGCGTACTATGACAGCAACAAACCTAGATGCGGAACACCTCAAGCGTGGCAATTTGCACAATTATTGTCTGCTGGCAAACCTTTATCAAGATGTCTTATATCTGAAATGGCATCTTACAATAGGTTTGAGAAGAAAAAGGGCGAGCCATACAACAAGGGTTGTGGTGGACTCCTATGGGATGCTTGGGGAGGCGAAGAGGGTATTCGCTGGGCGGAACAGAAGTTAGATGAAATAAATTCAACAGAGTCTAAACTAGATTTATCGTCTAAAGAAATAGATGGCAGGCTTGCTTACGACACAAAAGAAGAGGCACTAAGAATTGCAAAAGATATTGGATGCGACGGTTATCACATTCACAATGCAGATGGGCAGGATTGGTATATGCCTTGCAAAGAACATAAACTAGCGGAATACGATGACAAAGGCAGAATTAAAAGAAGCAAGAAAGCTCCAAAATCCGATACTCCAAATCCTAATCCTAAACGAGGAAGCAGCCGCAATCCAAAGGGTGCTGCTGGGAAGTCAAGGGGAGTTAATGTTCCCGACAGAGTGCTAAAGTCTTTGCAAAAGAAAGCTAACGATTTTAATGAGAAGCATAAATCTAAGTTAGGCTACGGCACTACTGTTGGACAGTTAAAGTCAGTGTATCAGCGTGGAGTTGGTGCGTTTCAAACATCGCATAGTCCAGAAGTGAAGTCTGCTGAACAGTGGGGTCAAGCTAGGGTTAACGCTTATATATACCTGCTGAAGAATGGTAGACCTCAGAACGTAAAGTACACTACTGATTACGATTTATTGCCAAAGAAACACCCTAAATCAAGTAAGAAATGAAAAGTAAAGAAACGGTAGGAAACCAAGTTCCTAGAAACAATAAAAGAGGATGCCTTTGTAAAGACGGCAGGAGATACTCAAGAAAGTGTTGCGATGGCACACTAAGAAGTCAGGGTATTGGCAGGATAAATTCTAATAGTTAAAAATCTAACACCCAGTTATTTTTCTGTTACTTTATAGAACTTAAAAGTTAATTAACATAAAATGGAGAGTAAAGCTACAAATATTTTAAACGATATAATGCAAAAACTCTCTGCTATTACAGAAGTAGAATCAACCGAAGTTGAGAACATCGAAGTTCAAAGCGAAGAAGTTGCCGAAACTGAAAAAGTAGAGGAAGTTGCATTATCTGAGGATTCTTCAGAAGAGGCTTCTGCCGAAGAGGTAGAGGTTGCTTTAGATTCTGATTCAACTGAAGAAGTTGAACTAGAAGAAGATTCTGAAGAGGCTGCCGAAGAGGAATCTGAGGAAGTTGAACTAATGGAGGGTTATGTAAAGGAAGAGGATTTCAACTCTAAGATTGCAGAACTCGAAGATATGATTAAATCTATCAAAGAAGATATGATGGTAGAGTACGAAAAGGTAGAAACTGAGAAGCAAGAATTGTCTGCTCAGGTTGAAAAGTTGTCTGCTGAACCAGCAGCCGAGCCAATCGCACACGCACCATCTCAAAAAACAGAACAAAAAGAGGTGATTAAATTCGGTCAGAATCGCCCTGCTAACACACTTGACCGAGTATTTTCTAAACTAAAATAACACACAAAAATGAGTAATCAAAAAGTAAATTTAAGCTCAGTTGTAACTCCGATTACAACAACTTACGCTGGTGAGTTTGCAGGGAAATATATCTCAGCAGCTCTTTTAAGTGGTAAAACTCTAGCTGATGGAGCAATCACTATTAAGCCAAACGTAAAATTTAAAGAGGTAATCAAAAAGGTTGCTTCTACTGATATTATCGCTGACGGAACTTGTGATTTTACAAGCACTTCTGATGCGTTGACGCTTACTGAGCGTATTCTACAGCCAGAAGAGTTCCAAGTGAACCTAGAGCTGTGTAAGCAAGATTTCCGTTCTGACTGGGAAGCTGTACAAATGGGATATTCTGCATTTGACAATCTACCTCCAGCATTTTCTGATTTCTTACTAGGACACGTTGCTGCTAAGGTTGCAGAGAAAACTGAACAAAATATCTGGGGTGGTGTAAATGCCAACGCTGGAGAGTTTGACGGTTTAACTGTACTTATGGCTGCTGATTCAGATGTAAACGATGCTGCCAACGGAAGTGAGACTTCATTCTCTTCTTCTAACATCGTAACGCTACTTGGAAATGTTGTTGATGCACTTCCGTCTGCTGTATATGGAAAAGAAGATTTAACTATCTACGTTCCTACTGCTGCACATCAAGCGTATGTACGTGCATTAGGAGGATTTGCTTCTGGTGGACAAGGTGCTGCTGGTACAGATGCTAAAGGTCAACAATGGTATAACATGGGTAACGCTCTTAGCTTTGAGGGAATCAAGCTACAGTTAACTCCTGGACTTCCAAGCGACCACATCGTAGCTGGAGAGGCTTCTAACTTGTTCTTTGGTACTGGTCTTATTTCTGACCACAACGAAGTTAAAGTTATCGATATGGCTGACATTGATGGCTCACAAAACGTAAGAGTCGTTATGCGCTTTACTGCTGGCGTACAGTACGGTATTGGTTCTGACCTTGCCCTCCTTACTTTAGCATAATAATTGTTTAATCTAAAGGGGTGGTTAACGCTACCCCTTTTACTAAAAAAAATAGATAATGGCTTGTGATTTAACTGGAGGAAGATTAAGACCTTGTAAAGATGCCGTAGGTGGCATAAAGAAAATTCACTTTGTAGATTTCGGAGACTTAGGAACTTTGACTATTGGTTCTAGCGATGAGATTACAGATATGAGTGGAACTTTCGATTACTACACCTATGACGTTAAAGGTAACTCTTCCCTTGAAACTAACATTACATCCTCTATGGAGAATGGAACAACATTCTTTGAGCAGGTTGTAAATATCACACTGTTTAAGCTAACTAAAGAGGATAACAAAGAATTGAAACTTATGGCGTATGGCAGACCACACGTTATTGTTCAAACTTTTGATGATAAATTCTTATTAGTTGGTGCTGAAAATGGTGCTGACGTAACTGGCGGTACTGCCGTAACTGGTACTGCTATGGGAGACTTAAATGGATATACACTTACATTAACCGCAAATGAAATCCGTATGCCATCTTTTGTTGATGGTGCTACTGATGCTGACCCATTTGCAGGTATGACAAGTGCTACTGCTACTGAGGGAACTCAAAGAGACCCGTCTTAATTTAATAGGGGTATAAATCTAAAAGGGGGTATTTATTACCCCTTTTTTTGTACACTAAAAACAAATAAAGTTGTTATTATTACTTTAGTATGCACATATTAACAACATCTACAGGCAGCCAAACATTAAAGATAGTGCCAAGAGCATCTGTTACTAATATTGAGGTTGTGCTGACTGATAAGTCAGAAAGAAAAGATATGTCGTACATAGACGATAGCTGCACTACGACTGACGGAATAACAACAACATCTGTTGAGTTTACTGGGAGTAACCAGCTTGTAGAGGGTAGATATTATTCACTAACTGTAAAGGATAGAGATAATAGCGATGCTGTTGTGTATAAAGGGCTTGTTTTCTGTACAGACCAAACAGATTATAACAAGTATGAAACTGGTAAGGATGACTATGTTGTTGAGAGTTCTTACGATAACGAATTTGTAATTATATAATGGCTAAGAAAGTAAGACATTACGCTAAGAAAAGACCCATGATGCAAGTAAACAAGGAAGAGGGTAAAATACACATTGTTCAGCTCGGCT